GTTAAAACGTTTTTATCAATTATAAATATTAAAAAGGAAAGTTCTTAAAACGATTATTAATTATTTATTTATTCTATTTTCAAACTTATCAAACCTTGAATCCATTTGTCTATAAATTTCATCAATTTGATTTTGATAATCTAATTCTACATTACTTATCTGTTTCTGATAGTCTTTGCCTATTTCATCCATAGCTAAATAAGCATTATCTACAGATTGATTAATATCTTTAACTTTGGCTTTCACCTTAAACACTCCTATCGAAGCGTACCCTACTAAGAATACACCTACTGTGGATAGGACACCTAACATAAATTCTAAATTTTCCATATATTGTTCTTTTTAAATGTTAAAGAACTTTTCCCTTTAATATTGGTTACCAATATACAAAAAAGCTTGGCGAAAGCCAAGCAATTTTTGATAAGTTATGTAATTGTTTTTTAGAAATTCAAAATACAATAATCTGGTTGAACTGTTAATTGTAGTTCTACAGCAGCACTTTCATTATCCCAGTTGTAATCTCCGAAATTTGCTTCGGTAATCATAGCCCCTTTGATAATCCATTCTGAAACGATATCTCCTACAGGTCCTAATACGTTCATAGTTAAATCCTTTTTATAGAAATCACTATAACCATCTCTACCCGTTACTGACTCATGGTGTAATCTAACCCATTCCATACATGCTTGAGCACCTGATGGTGTAATTGGATCAAATAATGTCATTTGAATTGTGTTCCAAAGTGTTTTACCTTTAACGTATCTTGCAACGTTAATATGGTTCAACTGAACTGTACCTTGAGTTAATGAAACAGCTCCCATACCTTTAATTTGGTATGAAGGGATTCCATCTACATACAATATAAACCTGTTTTGTTGTTTCGGTTCAAATGCTGTATAAAATATTTCGTTTGGGTCTAATACTGCCATTGTTATATAATTTTATTATAAATATTTATAATTATTGTTTTTATTCAGGAAATGTTGCTCCAGTTGGTAAAACATTGAAATCTAGAATAATGAATTCAGCTGTTTTAGTTGGTTGTAAATAAATCTGACCTACTAGCTCATTTCTATCAATTACATCTGGTGTATTATTTGTAGCATCCATTACTACTTTAAAAGCATATAATCCTTGTCTTTGTTGTACTGATTCTAAGTATGGGTTTACATTTGCTAAGAAGTTGTTTCTTGTTGCATTTGTATTTTGTTCAAATACTAAGTTATCTGATACTTGTGTGATATATCCTTTAAGTGCAATTAATAATCTACGTACATTTACTCTATCTAAAGCACTTGCTCTTTTCTGTAAAGTTTTCTGTCCAAATACTACAACTCCACTTCCTGGGAATGTTGCAATTGGGTTTACATTTGCTTCGTATAAAGTATCTCTATTACCTGATGTTAATTTTCTTTCTGCTCTTACTACACTTCCTAAAGCTCCTCTAAGTAAACCTGCTGGTGCAAACCATGGGTCTGATGAAGCATCTGTAAATGCATAAACTGCAGGAATGTATGTTGAAGCGGGTGCCCAAACTGTTTGTCCTGTTCCGGCATCTATCGTTTGTAACCACGGCCAATAAGTAGCAGCATATGAGCTATCATAAGCACTTGCTTGTGTTGTAACTGTGTTGATTGACGCGTTATAAGGTACAATATCAATTACTGCTATACAATCTGTTCTACCTTGTGCAAGTGTTACTAAACCTGTTGTTTGTGATGCGTGTTGTTGTGAATTTAATCCAGGAGCTGTAATTACGTTAAATTGGTAATCATCTGAATTACTTAATAAATTAATTGATTGTGTATAATCATTTGGTGCGATACCTTGTATATTGGTTGCACTTATATTTTCATTAAATAAGGCAGTTCCATTTTCAAAGTTTTTACCTTCAGCACCTTGGAAAGATCCAGATTGAACTTTTGGTAAACTACCAGTAAATTCGCTTTTTGCTGCTCCATTATTATCAAAATAAGAAGGAGTTGCTAAACCTACTTCTGAAACATAAATGTAAGCACTTCTTCGTGGGTAATTACCATTTGTTTTAACAAAATAATCTGTACCATCTTGTTCTACAGTTTCATATGTGTCACCAATTACTTTTGAAATATAATTAGATGCTTGTGGGTCTAAAGATACATTGTTATATGTTTCTAATATAGCCTTTTGTGTTGAAGTATCATTTCCTCTTCTTACTAGTAATGAAAATTGTCCTGAAGCTGTATTTACAGAAGCTATTTCCCATCTAAGGTTATATGCTGAACCACTATCTAATGTACCATTTGCTGAATCTATTGCTTGGTAATTATTCATTACCTCACCTTCAGATATTGATTTAATTACGAAAGAGGCTGTTGTTTGTAAATCATCAGCTATTAAATCATATGTTAAATTAGTACCTCCTGGTTTTGTAGCACCTATAGATTCTGATGGGAAATTAATTGTATCTCCTACTTGATATCCTGTTCCTGGGGTTGTGATTGTAATATTTGTTACAGATGAGGTTGTTGCTGATGCTACTTGAGTTGCAAGAGTTATACTAGCTATTGCGCCTGATCCAAGTCCACCACCAACAGGGACATTTGGTACTACAACTCCACCAGTACTACCTGTAATGTTAAAAGCACTTCCATCTGTTTGTGAAGGAAGTAATTGATTAGCACCACTAACTAAAGCACCTGATGTTAAAGTACTACCTATAGAGCTTGATGCTTCAGAGAAAGAACCTGTAACAACACGTGTTACTAATAATGATTGTCCTCCTTGAGCAAAATAATTTCTTGCTGAAATTGAATTTAAATAAGTGTATTGTTGTGATCCACTTTCTACTGATCCCCCAAATATTGCTTCGTATTGGGAAAAAGTAGAAACTCCTACTGGAATACCAACAGGTCCCATTACTGCGGGTCCTATAACAGCTGCACCATAAGTAACAGGTCTAGCCCCAATAAAGGATGAATCATTTTCTCTTGTTAATACACCGGGAGATATTAATGTTGTCTCTGCCATTGTCTATAGTTTATTTATTTTTATTTTATTATAAATATTGAAAAGTATTTCAAAAATTTATTCTTTTGGAGTAAATTCTCCGTTTTCTAAATTTATATTACCTTCACCGTATTTGTCTTGTAATTCTTTACCAGTTTTTACTTGGTTGTCTTGAAGGACTTTAAAATCTTTTAATATTTCTTCTTTTTGGGTTTTTAACGAACTAATTTGTAGTTCTACACCTCCTAATGAGGCAATAACCTCATTTGTTTTATTTTGATATTCTTGTAATACTTGTAACTCTTTTTTTGATAACTTTTGATTTTTCATATATAAATTGTTTTGTTGATAAATATGTAAAGGTTATTTAAAAGTCGATATCTTCGATATTATTTGTTGTTTCTGTTGTAATAATAATTTTAGCCTTAGAATTATATACTTTAGTTGCGTTTAGTTCTTTTTGTATAGTATCAGGTAATATATACCCTCTTAATCTAATATTAAAAGTACCTGTTACTAACCTATCTTTACCTTGAGTTAATTCGGTTGCGGTAGTAAAAGTATCTATAAAAGCTCTAAATTGAAATCTTTCAGGATTACCCCAATAAGCATCTGAAGCGTACTCACATGCTTCTATTATTTTATTTAACTGCTCCATATAGTAAGTTTGGATAATACAGCTATATTCCATTGTAACATAATCGGGTTGTGCTACTATATGAAATTTTTCAACTGGTTTTCTATTGTTTAAAGTACCAAAGTTACTATAAAAGTTTTTTGAACTAAATTCTTTTGACCATTGACCATATAAATTAGGCATATTAGCATCTAGTTTATTAGCTACAGTTCTATCTTTAGTTAATGAGTCCCTTTTTATTACTAAAATAGGAAGCATAATTGCTCCACTTTTATCTCTATAGTACCCATCACGTTGAAATGATTTCCATCTCTCAGGTGCACCATATATTACAGGTACTTCTCTTCGTTCACCATTTTGATATACAAAGGGTTTTATTACATTTTGGAAATAATAAAATACTGCTTCATCAATATCTTTAATACCAACTGAGTATTGTTTGGTAGTATCATTCTTAAAACTCATTTGGTTTGATCTGTTAAAATCAATACCTGTTTCCGTATAATTTGGGTTTGGTGGTGTAATAGAATTATTAGGGTTACCTGCTTCTCCTCTATCTTCTATCCCCCTAAAAGCAGTATTTTTACTAGTGCTTAGAGTTAATTGACTTTTTGGTATAGGTTTTCTAGGTTTTGCCATTACATTCTTTCTATATGAGGTGAAATTGCTACTTTATCTGCTGGTATGTAATATGTTGATACTAATATAGATATTACGTTACCAAATTGATCTAAATCAGGGTTTAATGGGTTTGGTGTTCCATCTGAATCATTATTAGGGTATTGTGGATTTTTACCTCCCCAATATTGGTTAGCAATTGTGCTTTGTACTCCATAATATTTTTCTTCATATAAAACAATATCTCCTACTTGAGGGACAACATCAGCATCTACTAAATCATCTCTAAAGAAATAAAAATTAATACCTTGTTCGAATAATACTCCTTCTCCTGCTTCTGGGTATTGTTCATCTCCTCTATCTATTAAAACATTAAATAGAAAGGGACCATCATAATACTTTTCTTCAGCGGCTTCGCCATAGATATTAACTTTAGTTTCTTCTAATTTAAATTGGTATAAGGCACATTGTTGAGTAATAATATTACCCATCAATTCTCTATTAAACTTTCGCATAAGAGAAACATCCCTTTGTCTGGTGTACATTGCCATATTATCCTATAAAAATTGTATATGGAACCTTTTGTAATTCCAGCATTTTTGAATCTCCTTCTTTTGCTCTTCTTTCTAATGAAGCCATTCTTGAAGTTTCATCTAAATATGTTCTTAATCTTTCTACTAATGCCGTTTTTTCTGCTGTAGCAGCTGCTATTAAATCTGATTGGTTTAATGTAACATCGGCATTTGGGATTGGTATACTACCATATTTTCCTCTAACATATCCTAACATTTCTTTTGATAATGCTAAGGTATATTCAAAAATCCACTGACGTCCTACACTATTAATTTGATCGTAATTAGGATTACCATAGGGGGCATTTGATACATTAGTAACATTTCCAGGTGTTTGCATTACTGCACTAGAGATTCTTTCATCCCTAAGAATGTATTCAAACCAAACTTTACCTTCACTATATGCACTAAATGAAAAATTAGGGATTGGAAATATTCTTAAATTATTATTTCTTATTTCAAATGAATATTGGTTTCTTCGAATGGTTTCACTCATTTCGATTTGCTGTATAACAGCTATATCGTAATTTAAAGGTGCCATTAAGTATCCTCCTTCAGCACCAAATCCTCCTAAACCCATTATTCCTGATGCCATTACACCTCCGAAACCAAACCCATTGTTTGCTCCTAAAAATCTAGCACCTGCTGGATAAGGGTTTTCATAAAATACTCTTTTTACTTCTATACCATGCATATACTCAGATCCTGTAAGACCACTTGATGTCATAAAAGTTTCAAAAGAATAGTCTTGAATGCTAGAGGTTAAATCAAATGACCCTGAGTAGTAATTTACATTTCCTCCACTACCTGCTTCTTCTCCATATTGTTCTGATAGTCTAACTATTGGTTCAAAACTTGGTGTTATAAGCGCATTATTTAAGAGTGATGAAGTTGGTAACCCATCAATAGATAATTGATTATCTCGTATTTTATACGCATAAATCTCGTTACCATATGTAGTTACAGCTTCTTCAAATGCTGTAAAGAATGATCCAGATTGTAATTCTACATCTACTAAAGGATACCCCATTCTTTGGGCACAAAAATTAGCAACTTTATTTGCATCTACTTGAAAATCTGCATCATTGTCATAAAATCCAAAAGGTGTTTGTCCTGGAGCAAAAGTGCTAGTTCCTGACCAAATAGGTATATTCATAATTTATTTTTTAACTTATTGGGATATATTATATGCTTATAAATATGGTAAAGATATGTTAATCTCTAAAGGTTTGATAAACTTTAAGTATTGGTGATACTATATCATGTCTATGATTTTGTAATAAGGTAGAAATACTAAACCCCCCTACACTTTCTTCTATTCTAGATAAAAAAGAAAAACCTGTTTCCCGTTTGTCTTTTAAATCAATTTGAGCCATATCTCCACAAATTACCATTTTAGAGCCCTTTCCTAATCTTCCAATTACTGTCTCCATTTGGTTATGTGTAACATTTTGTGCCTCATCTACAATAACAAAAGATTTTAGAAATGTTCTACCTCTCATAAATGCAAAGGGTACTATTTCTATGTTTCCATTATCTAATTCTTTTTGTATTTTGTCTTGGTTATATAACATATGTAAGTTATGATATATAGGTGCCAACCAGGGATCCATTTTTTCTCTAATATCTCCAGGTAAAAAACCAATATCCTCTTTTGATACTGTTGGTCTTGTAATTATAATTTTTTCTACTTGTTTTGTAAATAACATATCTAATGCTACTTGTGTTGCTACTAAGGTTTTACCTGACCCTGCCATTCCTCTAAGCACCGTTATGGGTGACTCAATTATTTTTGCTTTAGCTATCTTTTGTTCCTCGTTAAGCTGTACATTAAATTTGATGGGTTTTTTGGGTCTTCTCTTTTGGACGAATACATCGTCAGTGTGGTGTTTTGAAGCCATATAATAACTTTTTGTTTATTATACATATGAAAAAAAGATAAAAAAACCCGGCCTAAGCCGGGTTAAATTAAATATGTATTTGATTTTAATTCTCTAAATTATAGAGAGTTTAAACCATTTACTTGGATAGTTCCATAAAATTCTGGTCTAACCATTTTCTTCGCATAACGAGTCAATAAACCTTTACGTGGTGTGAAAGTTTCTGGATCGTAAATTAACGGAGTCATGATTAATGGAATGTATGGAGCAAATACAGCACCTGTTTCCAAGAACTGAGCACCTCTAAATCCTAATAAGATTTGGTTTTCAGTCATGTAAGGGTTTTTGTATACTTTGTAACGTCCATTTAATTGACCTACTTTTTGTACACCAAATGCGTAAGTTGCTTTAGAAGCATCACCATCAGTATCAGCAGCAAATCCTGGAATTGATTCCATGATCGTTCCTACAGCTGGAGAACATACTAGGAAGTTTGCACCACCTCTTAATGTTTTCTGGTGAATGATGTTACTTAACTTTTGGATTTTAGTTCCTAATGTTTGGAACCATTGTCCTTGAGAATTGTAAAATCCTAAGTCTGAAATAGCACCCATTTTAGTACCATCAGCAACAATAGATCTATTATTTACAGCAGACCATACTTCGTTTCCTGCAGCTGCGTTTTCGATCAACATACTTAAGATCTCTAAGTCAATTTCTAATGAAATGTACTCACTTAAGATTGAAGTCAATTCAGCTTCAGCATCTAATGCGTGGTATGCATTTAAATCTTGTGCAAATTCTGGTGTCCATACTGCTTTTAACTTTCTAGTTTTAGCAACGATTGCAGATGATTTCATCTGTACGTTGATTTCTGGAATGCTAATAGCTGGAGAATTTAAACTATTTGGTTCTGGGTTATTGTCTTCAAAATCACCTCTGTATCTATCAGTTGGTTGTAATTGGTAAACAACAGAAACGTTATCACCTGCTGCGAATGCAGTTGCTCCGTTTACTAATTGTGCTTTTGCTACTACAAAAGCAACATTTTCACCTTCTAGTTTTGTAAAAGCTGATACTTGCTCTCCAGCTGAAGCTGAAATAGCATCATATGCTTGAGAACCTGAGAATAATTGGAATGCAGAAACACCTGCAACATCTACGAAATCTAAAGATGCAGTTGGTACTAATACTTTCCAGTAATCTGCAGCAGCAGCTGATGCTGAGTAATCAGAATCAAAGTCAAAATCTGACCAGATTGCAGCTGCTAAAGGAGCAGATGCATCCGCAGCGATTGAAGATGAGTTGTTGATCGAGTATCCGAAACGACCTGCTCCGTATAATCCACCTGTGTTAGTGTTTCCAAATGGTTTATCTATACCATCTGCCGTTTGGTTTCCGTATAAAGAATCTCCTGCAGAGAATGGTGATTTATCACTTCCATATTGGAAGTCTAAGAAAAATACTAGACCTGAAGGTAAGTTCATTGGTTGAACACTAACGAATTCTTTCGCTGCGATTTGACCAAATACTTTTCTTACCAATGGTAAAGCAACTCCTGCCCACTGACCACCTGTGTTAACAGCGGTTTGTGATTGGAATGTTCCTGAAGATGCAGCACCACCACCTGTTTGAGATGATTCTACAACTAATTGCTTAGCTTGGTTTTCCAAGATAAGACCCATATTGTTTTTGTTTTGTCCTTCTAGACCTTCTAGTAGACCTGTTTTTGCCCATTTTCCAGATAATCTGGCCGCATCAGACTGCATAGACTGATATGGGTTTGCGCTTTCTAATAATGAATTTAAGCTCATGTTTTTTAATTTTAAATTTTAATAATTGTTTTTAGATTAATCCCGCTAGCTTACGCATACGGTCATATACCTCATTTGATTCAAGAATTGGTTGTTTTGTTGCTTTTGGTTCTAAACCACTAGCTTTTGAAGCAGCACCTCTTTTTACTGATTCATTAACTCTAGAATTTGTAATTGTATTTACAATTCCTTCATTTAATGTTTCATAAATAGCTTTTGCTTGTTTAACATCCGTTGCTTTGTCAAATGCTTTTAAAACTTTAACTTTTTTACTTTCTGTTAGATTTTTTGCTTTGAAGATTTTATTAGTATAAAGTAACTTAGCATTTAAAAGATTAACTTCTTGAAGTTCTTTTTTAAGTTCTTCCATTTCAGCATAATCTTCTTCTTCGTTACGCATTGCTGCTCCTGCACCTGCACCTAATGCCTGTAAAGCGGCATAAGCTTTTTTAGCAGCTGGTCCTGCAGCGTCAGCTAATTTCTTTAAAGAATTAACGATATTTTCTAGACCACCTGCAGCAGCATCTGCCCTGTCATATCCTCTAGAACTTCCATACTCTTCAATATCATCTTCTCCTTCTTTGAAACGCATTTTTTCAGTTTTACGCTCTTCTGCGTTATCACCTTTCATTCCGTGTCTCATGTCTGGGTCTGACATTGCTTCGTCTAGTTCAATTTCAACATCTACGTCTTCGTCTTCAACTTCAACATCTACGTCTTCGTCTTCAACTTCTTCAAATTCGTCACCTGGTTCAATTTCTCCACCAGCGACCATATCTTTAATAACATCTTCGATGAATCCTTTTAAGTCATCTTCTGACATATCTTCAAGGTCAATTTCCTCGTCGTCCATGTCTTCTTTTTCGTCCTTTTCTCCATCTTTGTAGCCTTCTTCTTCTGCGTCAGTACGAGCATCTTCTTCAAGATCTTCTTTCTCGTCTTTCATGCCATCTTTGTAGCCTTCTTCTTCTGCGTCTGTTCTAGCATTTTCATCTAACTCAAGTTCAGCTAATAATTCGTCAAGGTTGATTTCATCAACTTTTTCTTTTTTAGCTTCCATTTCTTTTACTTCTTCCTTTTTTTCTTCTTTTACATCTTTATCGTCTTCATCGTCCATCTCCTGCAATTTAGCAGATAGTTGATCTTGTAGATAAGGGGTAAAAGCTTCTTCTAAAGCAAGTTTTGCATTCGCGATGGCAGTTTCTTTAACTGATTTAGCATCGGCGATTGCTTCTTTTAACAAATCTCTGTTGTTTGCCATAATAATCCCAAAATTTAGTTTGTGAAATACGCTTATTCATGAAGCGTAATAGAAATAATAATTGTCGACATCATATAAGAATAATCATGATGTATTGCAGTTATACGTATGTGACCTCTTATTAAAAACACAAAAGACGCTCAAATGAGCGTCTAATGTTTAATCCGTCGGTAGCGTCCGAAGAAAAAGTTATTAAGTTATAGGACATGACCCTTTTGAACAAAGGATTTCATGTATTATACTATTTACTTTTGTGTAGTTATGTTTTGGTGCCTCCATACCTTCTTTAATCATATGCATATAGGAACCAGGGTTAGAAGGGGTTGAAACAAAATCCCAACATAATAATTCGAAGTCATCTTGAACTTCCATTACACCTTCTTTATTTTCCTCTAATGAACCCATACCACGAGATGATACACCTACTGTTACACCATTACCTACAAGTGCTTTTAATATATTACCTGCTGGGGTTGGTAGTATTTCTATTTTACCTATGATATTATTTCCATCCCATTGATAACCACTAATAATATGTGATACGTTTTGTAGATTAATTATTTGAGATTCTGGATGGTCTAATTCCCCCATTGAACGTCTTTGTTCAATTAGTTCACTATACTTATCCATTTCTCTTTCCCATAATTCCTTAGAATAATATCTACCGTTACCGTTTTTAACTTCACAAGTAGCTAATATCCCCTCAACAATCATATTCCCGTTTTCCGCATTAACACTTTCGGTTAATACAGTTGGGGTATAATTAATTGTATGAGTTTCTATTAATAGCTTTCTCATGTTTATTTATTTAAACCGTATGCTGATGTTGATTGTCCTACTTTTTTAGGATCACGTTCACCTGCTGGTCCTTGAGTTGGGTTATTTTGTCTGTTAAATGAAACAGCATCCATTTCTTCGATTTCTTCTTCGTTAGTTACTACTTCTTTTTGAGAGTAACTTTTACCACAAGTTTTTTCGTATATTTTTTCCATTTGAGATTTTTTCTTCTCTAACATCTTAATATCTCTAGCCATTTCTTTTAATTTAGACTTATCCATTAATTCCAACATATTTTCGTCTTCATTAATTCCTGTTAGTCTATCTTGTTTTTCATTAATATAGTTAGATAAATATTCTAACTGTGCTTCCATTTTAACTACTTCAGCTTCTTTACCTATTTCAGCTAATTTAGAGTCAATTGAATCTTTTTTAGGTTTTCTAGCTTTTTTATCTTTACCTGCTTTTTTCATAGATTCTTCTTTATCCCCGTCACCATCGATATCCATAAAATCTGGTTTTGCTTTTTCATCCATTGGTAATGCTTTTTCATCATTTGATTCAGCATATAATGAAGAATGATATTGAGATCCTGCTTGATCAGCTTGGAATCCATCTTCAGACATCATTTGTCTAATCATATTTCCTGATTGGGCTGCCAATGAATCTGGGTTTCCTGATGTTACAACACCACCTAATCCTTCTCTAATTAATTTTTTAAATAAACTTTCTTTGATTGGTTTCATTTTTGTATCTCCTTTTTTTAATTTATCACTGTATCCACTACCTCCGTAGGTTTTACCAGTATTTTCTTGTACTTCTGCTTCTGTGTATCCTATACCTACTCCAAATTGACCATTTTTAACGTAATGTAATTCGTCTTTAGCTAGGTTTTTAATTACTTTTTCTTGTGCTTTTTCTAATGTTAAAGATGGGTCTTCTTTAAGTTCAAAATATACACCATTCATCATTTCCTGAGCATTAACGTTGTTAATGTTATCTTCTTTTGGTGAATAATCGTAGTTACGTTTATCAATATTTTCTACACCTTTAGATACTTTTTTTTCTTCAGCTTTAACCTTTTCATCTTCCTTTTCAGTATTGATTTTTTCATCAATATCCTTATCAATGATAGGTTTTAATGATTTAGCTCTTTCTTCATTAACAAAAGCTTCATATTTACTTTCCCAAGCTTGTTTGTTTGGGTTAAAGTCTTCAGATGTTAATTGTACTAAAGGTTTTAAAGTAACAACACCACCTAAATTTTCACTAATTTTGCTTTTGCTTTTCAAGATATTTGTAGCATCTTTGTAAGAAGTAAGATTTGATAATAAATTAGGATATGTTTTTTTAGCCTCCTTTAAAAATAAATCCTTACGGCCCTTGCCTTCTTGAATTAAGTTGTATTGTTCTTGTAGTGTTTTCATATTATTATTTTTCTAGTAATGTTTTGATATCTTTAATAAAATCCTTAATTAAATCTGTGCCCGTTACTACTGAGTAGCTATTAGGGTTTTCCCTATAATATTTTATAGTTTCTATCTTTGCTTGTCTTAATGGTTTTATTAAAGACTGTAATTCTTCTTCTATTTCTCTAAAGGCATTAACTCTTTCCTCTTGGAACTTTAGTTTAGCCTTATCCTCATCTTCTTTTATCAACTTATAATTATACATATTAATATAATTTCTTTACTTCAAGTCCTGATCCCTTTTGTACATAAGTACCATTATTTTTGGGAACTAACTTGTATTTAAATTGTTTTACATATGCATTATCTCTAACCCCATCTTCACTTGCTTTAGGACCTGGACCTAAGTCTTCACCTGGTTGTTCAGGACTTTCTTCAAGTTCTTTTTGTTTTTTAGGTTTTTTAAAAGCATATGGTGTTAAATAACTACCTGCTGCACCCGACATAGACATTTCATCTACATCTTCTTCAAAAATAGCTTTTTTATAATCTTCTGGGTAGTTATTTCTAACGTGAGTCCGAATTATATTTCTTAATTGTTTGGCTTGTTCATATATGTCTAAAAACTTTTTATCATCTTTAGCTTTTTGATATACACCTTTAGCAGTATTAGCTAACTCCATAGAATCTTCAACTAATTTAGTTAAATTAGGAACATAATCTATAGACCAGGATATAGCGCCTGTATTAGGGTCTTTATCTGTAACTACAGATTTAACCCCATTATCTACTTTTGTATCTCCTACTTCTATTTCCTTAATCTTATACTTGTACCCCATTTGCTGCTTTAATTTCACTTACTAGTTCATAATATTGTAATAAATCAACTAAATTATCATTATCTACCTTATCAGTTTTACTTAATTCTGTTAAGAACTTAGTAACTTCTGTAATTTTAATTTTTGTAGCTTGGTCTTTTACATTTTTAGTTGTTTCAACTAAAGAAGTTTTTAATTCTTTTATTTTAGAATTATAGAAAGTTCTCAATCCAGGTGTTGAGTCTACAGAATTAATAAATTCTTTAAGTACCTGTTTTTGGTCCTGACTTAAACCATCATACTTTTCATTGAATTTTTCTAATAATATTCTATAAGTTAAGGATCTTACATCTTTATCATAAGTAGCAAATTCTTCTAGTACTTCATCCTTTTTAGTCTTTTTTATTTCAGTCTTAGTTAAAAATTCTAATATTGTAATTTTACTAGCAATTAACTGGTCATTGTCAACTACACTTTTAGAATTAACACCTTCAATTAATGTGTATAAGGCTGCTGTTTCTTTGTAGTTTTTAATTTGTGAACCGAAGAAAGTATTTAAATCATAATGATTTTTAATTTCATTAATTAAATTGTACTTTTGCTTTCTTAAGGCGCCTCTATTAAATATTTTAGAATTATCTAAGGTAGTATTTAAATATAAGGATGCTCTAGATTCGTTTAATACTTTAGACTTTGTAATTGTTTCATACAACTTATATTCACGACCTAATTCTGTTTTAACAAAGTAAGTCTTTAGTAAGTCAATAGCCTTAGATTCTTTTCCCGATAGGGTATCCGCAGTTATTTGTCTAACAAGTAATTCAAATAGTATACCCGTATTTTTATACTTTGAGTGTTTAATTTTCATCAAAAATATATTTATTTATAAATATTAAGATTTTAGTCGAGATTCATCAAGTAACGAAGAATCTGTTTTATCTTGTTCAAATATTAATTGTTTTTTGTCTAATCCCTTGAAAATGTCCTTATTTTTTAAATAAGTAATTTTAGGATTTTCAAATTCTGATAACCTTGGTTTTAAGGGATCTCCATCATTTTTATCTGTACCCTTCATACTTTTAACTCCTAATGGATCTTTCCCAAAATTATTATCTTGTTTTCCTCTATTAGTAATCCCGTCTTTAGGACGACCTAATTCTGGATCGTCTTCAGCATACCCATCAGGTACATTAGCGGGATCAGACATTGTTCTACCTTTACCATATAATGATGCTAAATCGTGAGGTGTTCCATATGATTGACCACTTTCTACAGGGTCATTACCTTCAGCCAGTATTTGATCATTTCTAAATTTACGTTTAGAATCTTCACGAACTAAATCTCTATACTCATCATATTGGTCTTCACTGAAGTGATATACATTATGATAAATCCAATCAGATGGTACTAAACCTTGTTCTAATAAAGTTCCAGCTAATTCAGATTTTGATTTCATCAACTCAATTCTTTCCTGATCATAAATGATAGAAGGAGTTGTCATTGATAATTCAAAATTTGTTAAAGTTTCATCTTTATATCCTTGGGTATATAAATGAACTAATGCAATTTTTTGTAATTCTGAAAGTAAAATTCTTTGTATTCTATCAATAGTACGTGCAAATCTAATATCTTGCTGTGCTAATGTAGCTTTTCCTGCTTCTGCCTCTCCATACCCCATAAATGCTTTAGGTACTTTTAAGGCAGCAAATAATTTTTCCCTTAAATATTCAACATCAGCAATACCGTCATACTGTAAACCTGGTGTAGTATCAATTTTTGTAGCACTATCATTACCACGAACAGGAATATAAAAGTCTTCAAGCATGTTTTGCATATTATACTTCAAGTTATACTCTCCCGTTTTTTCATCCATCATTGGAGCACGTTTCATGTTATTGATAGTTTTCTGCATAAATGCTTCTACTTCAGCTGGTGGAATAGCTCCAACATTTACATAAAATACTCTTTTTTCAGGAGCACGAGCAATTCTATGAATTAACATCGCGTCTTCCATTAATGTATATTGTTTAAATATTTTTCTAGCTGGTTCAACATAAGATCTACCATATGGAAGATAATTTACATCACCCACCATTCTAAAATGAGCCATTTCATAATTATCATATACAATACCACCTCTATCGTCATTAACACCATTAGCTCCTGCTACATTGTAATACCCACTAGATGAACCACCAGAAAAACCTTCAGGATTCCATTTAAATCTTACTTCAGATGGGTTTTCTGGGTTTTGTCCTTCGATTCTTTCAATATGGTATGCTGTATAAGGTATAACATTATAAACACCAAACTTTTCAGCAATTTCTAATTTTAAGAAAAAGTCTCCATATTTACACATTTGTCTAACCCACATCCATAAGTTAAACTCTACATTTAACACATCATAAAATAGATTATACAATATCTTTTGGATATCCTCATTTGAACTTCTAATTTGAAGCACCTCACCCATATCATTTTTCAATGTTGATTCATCTGCTATAATATCAAGTGAAGATGCAATAATAGCATCTGTATCCATTACATCATACTCTGAATATAATTGGGTTCTTAAATATTGATAATTTAAGTTAAATTGTGCCCCATACAACGAAGTTGGAGCTGAGGAGTAGACTTTGTTAAATCTGTCTACTAGAGCATTTGTTTCATACTCTCCACTAGATTGGATGTGACCCGAATCTATGGTTTTAATTTGATTACCTCCAACGTTTCGTATTACTACGTCAGTAGAAAATAATCTCCTTAATCTTGTAAATACACTTTTATCCGCCATTTAATATATAATTATTGTTTATAAATATGGTTATAATAACCAACTAATATCTTCTTTACCACCTTTATCATTATTCATACTATATGGGTTTTTTACTTGTTGACCATAACCCCCACCATAACCACCTTGATATGGTGTTCTATTAACTGTCATATTACTTAATGACTGTTTTGTTAAATCTATTCCTCTTTGTTTAAATTTTAATGCTGTGTCTCTAACATACATTCCCATTCCAAAAGCCATTACTAAATCATCATTATACCCAGTTTGTGCTTCTGCTCTTCCATTTTTCCAAATAAAAACTTTCATTTCTTCAATTAATCGTCTTGATTGGATTGTTACTCCCTTATCACCAATGTATTCTTGAAACTTGCCTATTATCATAGGTCTTGTTTTAGATGACATAGTAAAACCTGCTACTTTTTTAGAATTATCTCCATATTGGTCAAAATACGAACTAGCATTGGCTTCTCCACTCTTTTGTGAATAGTAAAGATTAGAATAATTTCTATCTATAGCTACCTGTATTGTAGCCCAACCTATATTAGCATTTTCTATTACAAGTAAAGCTTCATTATATTCTGTAGCTAAACCTACTAATAAATGGCCAAATTCTTTTGTACCTATTTGCCCTTTATATTCTGCTACTTGAACATTAGTTTCAATATCCATTACATGGCAAGTAGAAAAATCTTTTCCATCACCTCTAGCAACATCTGCTAAAACCATATAAGATCTGGAGTAATCGGCATTTTCCCAAACCCATAGGTTTTGATCTGCCCCTCTACGTTCTAATGGGTCTTTAATATATGATTTTTCGTAAAATTCTAAATGTTCATTATAAAATACTATATCACCAGATGTACTAAAATCACAATCACATTCTTGTGCTGCTAGTCTAGGATCACCTAATAAAGCATCTTGTGAATCTCTCCATGATTGGTCTCTTTCTGGGTGAACATACCATGGGAGTTTAATTGGTAAAAAATCATTTTCACCTGCTTCTGCTTTTACCCATGTTTGGTGAAACCAATTACCTGTACCATAAGGAGTTGATAATACAATTGCACCACCCCCTGTTGCTAGGGTTTGCTGTGCAGATGCCCATGTCTCAGCAATGTTATCAATAAAAGCTGCTTCATCAATTATCAATAAGGATACTGCTTCCGAACGTGCGGCATCAGCATTAGATGATTTTGCTTGTATTTTTGAACCATTAGTAAATCTTAATGATAATTTGTTATTTTCAGCAGCATCTACCTTTAACCATGAGGGTAAATTTTCCCACATGAATTGTACTTTTGTTACTAAGTTTCTTGCTGTTGCTTGTGTAGTTGCTAATGCTAACACATTTCGGTCTTTATGGAATGTCATTAACCAAAGAGAATAACCTGATGCTAGTGTGGATATACCTAACTGTCTAGATTTTAATATAGCACTATAATCGTTGTTTTGAAATAACGTTAATACTTTTTCTTGGAATGGATACAGATTAAACTGTATACGACCACGTTGTGGGTGCTGTATATAACAGTATTTACGCATAAAATGTACTGGGTCTGTAGCACATTTTAAATATTCTTGACGTATTACTTTTTTTATATCGGCCATTGTTATTTTAGTAAAAGAATTACACCAACAATTGCTACAATACCTACACCTCCTGTTAATTTAGTTTTAAGTCTTTGTTTTTTCAATGATAACTTTAATTTTGCATTCAAATCCTCTGCTAATCCAAATTGTTCTTTACTAGTGAACAATATAGAATTAAAATTATTTATTTGAGAATTGAGGTTATTAATAACACTATCTTTTATAACAATTTTGTTTTCTAATAAAAAAACTTTAGTTGATATAAGGGATAGTTCTTTTTTAAACCCGTCACCTTGTATTAAATCTTTAATTACGAGTTTTACTATTGGTTTTTTTAATTGAATCGAGGTACTGTCCGTAGCGCTCTGTGAAAAACCTAGTAAGCTCGTCATCGTTAAAAGAATCAACAGCATTAATTTTTTCATTTGTTTGATTTTTTAATGTAATAATCTTATTATTCTGTAGATAAATTGCACTATCTAATTTTATTATTTCTTGATTTAGGGTATCAATTTTATATACTAAACCATCATTTACATAATGTAAAGAATCAACTTTTTGTTCTAGTGCTTTTATTTTACTATTATATTCGTTAATATATTCTTTTTCATTTGAAGAATACATATTAATTAAATAATAAACACCAAAAAATACTACAGCAATATATAAAAATCTTTCTTTAGACGACATTCTTTTCTAATTTAGCAACTAAAGCTTCTAGCTCTTTCTTTTTAGGAGTTTTTGATTTTAATTTGTCTTTAATTTTTTCTTTTTCAACACCATCTGCTTTGCTATAGTCACGTGCTAATGATTTCATTTCAGTAGTAATATCTCTTAGGGCTTTAACTGCTAAGTCTAATTTTTTATGTTTACCTCTAGCCCCTTTAGCTGCTTTGATTGCTTTTGCGTCTACATCGTCATCATCACCAGCCTCTTCATTTAAACTAAACCCTATAGTAGCATCATTTACTCCTTGAATAAATCCTTTTCTATAAGCTTGAAAATCAACATCATTATTAATACCAATTACATCCTGATTGAAATGCATAGCAACTGCTTTGTCTCCATCAGTATATCCTAATTCTTCTAAATCAGCTAAACCTATATTAGCTTCCTCTAAACCCAAATCCTTACTTAATTTAGCTGTTTTTTCAAGTTCTTTATTTAATTCCTTTTGGTTATTAACATCTTCAGGAGATGCTTCAGAAAGTGATGTTACTATTTCCCCTTTTATAAACTCTTTTAATTCAGATCTTTTCATTAGATTTTATATTATTATTAGATTTTATTATAAATATGTTAAAGACTAGTAATATTCAATATTTGTTGAATTCGCTCCTCTGTAGATCCGGATATCTTTTCTATTTTGCCCGCTTTATGACCATGTCTTTTAATAAGTGTGGTAATTGTAAAATCAATTAAGTCTCTATAATGCTCATCTGTTTCACGCACTCCATTATCTTCAATTTTTAACCCGTGAGGGGAAATATAAAATATATAATCATATTCTCTGATAAATTCACTTGCATATGTTTCAAATGCATCTTTATCTTGATGGGGTATTGATTTAGCATTTAAGGTAAACGCCATAACATCTAATATCGTTCTATCTGTGATTATATTATCGTGCATTAATTCACCACAACGTTCAGCTAAAAACACGGTTTGTCCCTTTAATGTTGAATCCGTATTTAAAGGAATGCCTAATGACATTAAATGTTGACTACGTTCTGTTGCAAATTTATAACCTTTAAATTGCTCTAATTCTTTTAAAGCATTTACTAATGTAGTTTTACCTACACTCATTGTTCCACATAACCCTATTTTCATATCTTTTAGTTTCTATGATTAGCACCTTTTGCTGCTGGTTTTTTATACCAAGGCAGTCCTGATTGTTGTGATATTGCTTCTTTCCAATCATCTTTTGACATTGGAATGCCATATAGATAATATTCTCCCTTTCTACTAATTCCTTCAGGTATTAAAGCAGGACCTTCCCAATTATGTAACTTACCATCCCAAATATAGGCAATAGTACCATCTACTTTTTTTAATTTTTGGCTTTTAGGCCAATCTGTTGATTGTTTTTTCATGTCTATAATATACGAAATTTAATTTAATTCTCCTAATATACTTTCAGCAACGTATGTCCCTTGTGCACCACTTACCGTTATACCTCTAGCTGATAAAGCATCGCCTACAAAGTGTACGTTAGGATACTTGGTGAGTGCTAAATTGGTATAATCGACAAGTGGCTCAGGTGATAGATATTTTACTTCAGGTACATAAATACCCCAATCGTCTTTTAATGTTGGGAACACTTTTTTCATGTCCTCAATAAAATCATATACATACATAAAATATGGTTGCATTGATTTTGCTATTTTATGTAATGTGTCTACTTGAATAGCTGATACATTTACACCTTCTGATGTTGTAGATGGTTTACGTGATGGGCTATAATATAATCCTGTACCATCTATTTGTAAGTTTTTAACTACTTCTCTAGACCATTCAAATGGTTTATCAATGCCTTGAACTTCCATCAATATGCCAAAATTGGTCATATCATTTCGGAACGCTTCATCTTTTTTAGCGTGCCCATTGTACGAATGGTCTCCATACGTTTCTTCAACGGCAACATATGCTGCATTGTTGTTTGTACAGAAAGAACGTAATGATACTCCTTTGTCTTCATATTTTCTATATAATTTGAAATCATAAGATACATCAATTAATTTTTGGAAGTGTTTTTGTGGTGCTTCAAATCTAACACCTATTTGGACTGGTTTTGGTTCAGTTGGTAAGTCATATTTTTCAGCTAATACTTTACCAAAGTCAATACCTGATTTACCTACACCAAATATAAGTTCATCATATTTCATTTCATCTACTGCTCCTATAGATACAATTTGATCTTCAAAATCAATATCTGTAACTTTGGTTTCCCAAATAAATTCAACACCACCATCAACTAAAAAGTCATACCAATTTTTACCAATTTCATGTAAATAATCAGTACCAACGTGCCATACAGGGAATAATCTTAACCCAAAATATGGTTTAATAAATTCTGGTTCTGCTATTGGGTTTGAACATTGTACTTCTTCTGGTTTAGGGTGGAAACGTTTAAAATTATCTATCACCTGATCAAATAATTCCATTGCTTTTTCTTCACCACAATATTTAGATA